GTTTCCCAGTCACGATCTGGGCAGAAGATGAATACTACAAAGAATGTGAATGTGGTACTGATGTAAACAAAATAATGAGTGGTTGGGATTACATTAAGGATGCAATGGACACAAACTACATTGTTAATAGTTCTAATGAATACTTAGGTTCTAGATTATTGGTGGCGTTTGGTGGTCCTAATATATGGATTGATACCCACAAACAAACGGTTGAAGGCCATTGGTGGGGTGATAGCTTCACATCCTCATACTACAGGGATGAAATGGACATTGACAACGCAAGCGAGGAAATATTTGGTTGTATGTAATCTTTAGTATTATCGGTGGCATCTCTAACAGGTGTCACTAAATAATATTAAAACCTAAACAGAAAGAAAGTATAATGGTAAATTCAATTGAATACACAAGAAAAGAACAAAGTTTATTTGGAATAGAGGCTTATTCTAATATCGATAATGAAAAGATATTTATTTCTAAAACATATAATTTATATTGCCCTAAAGCTAACAAAGAATTCGGACAACTGTTGAAAAAATATGAAAAGAATTTTAGAGTTGATGCAGTGCAACGTCAATACGCAAAAGGTTTTCAAATAGTATCTTATTTAAATGAAGGGGTAAAATAAAATGATTGATAAAGATATAATAATGAATTTAACAGATATAGAAATATCGTGTTTAGAAATTGTTTCATGTAATTTTGAAACGCAAGCTGACATTGAGAAAGAACTCTATAGAATTGCAGAGCTATGCAAAACTTTGTCAAATGAATTAAGAGATAGGATACAGGAAGATGAATAAATCTTTAAGCTGTTGTCCTGAGTGCCTGAGTAAAGGCTATAGACTTAAGCTAAAAATAATTGATACAAGGGAATATTTTAAACTTGGCTACCCGTCAACTAAACGCCGTAAAAAATGTTTGACGTGTGGATATAGAGTTAATACTGTGGAAATACAATTGGAAAAGGAAAATAAATAGATGAGTTACCATTGGACTACGAGAGCTTCATATTATGAATTTAATATAAAAGCTAAAAAAACATTTCGTTACATTGGATGGTCTTACGCAAGTAAAGAACATTGGATTGAATTAGTGCGATGGGTAAAGTCAGGTAATGTAGTTTGCATTAATGACAAAGTATATTTTAATGAGAAGGAACTTAGATACGATTTAGAAGATACGCCAAGATTTTCTAATGCTAAAAATAAAGCAAGTTTAAATCACGTTCCAATTTCACATAAAGAATGGGTATTTAAAAGAAAAGGAAAATAAATAAATGGATGTTCAAGATAGATTAAGACTTGCCCATGAAACGGTATGCAAAGAAGAGAATAAAAGGATGCGTCAAGTCTTTAACATGCGTAATTATAAAGAAGGTGACCAGTGGACACAACAAAAGAATAGACAGGTTACAGGTGCTAAGGGTGGTAAACAAAACAAACTCAAAAGACTTTGGGTAAAAGAAAGGGTAGCAAAATGAGTAATAAATATTTTAATACAAGTAAATATAAAAGAGATGAGGAACGTAAAGAGAAACTTATGACAGCATTCGTCTATTCAGTTTTAGGGTTTGCATTTATCGGAGTTATGTTTACGTTTAGTTTTACAATCAATACAGTATGGGAGTTAATAAAATGAGTAATAAGATAAGTTTAGAAGGGTGCTATACAGTTGCAGCATTTGCTGAGATAGAATTGCCAGAAGGTAAGACAGGCGAAGACATACGTCACGTCTATGACAAGTGGGGTACGTTATACATAGAGCTAGACGATGGCAAAGTGTACGAGTACGAGATTGATTATGGTGATGTTGACAGTAAACGACTAGACTATATGGATTTATATACAGATGAAAGGGAGCTACTAAATGTATAGAGTTAGGACATATGACAAAGATGGTAAGTTAATACAAACCTATTGCAGCTACAACAGGTCTACGTTAGAAGCTTATGTGAGTTCGTCACTAGATAAGGTGAAAGGTATAAAACATATTAAGAGTTGGGAAGAGGATAGAGAAAATGGATAAGCAAGAATTTTATGATTGGATTTATAATGGTGATGCATCCTTTGAAGCTATAGAAGATTTAGGTGATGGTAACTTTGCTGTATACTTTTGTGATATAGAAGGTGATGATGATGACGACTAAATCTAAACCATTACATAGATACCACAATGAATTAATCAAAGAGATAGACGATGCTGAGTGGTTGGATAAAGAAATATCTGACCACGAGAAGCAAGAGAATAAAGAGTATCTTATATCTTTAACTAATGGTGGTAAGGCATACCGTAATTAACCTATAGAACCCTTGTCAGGGACAAGCCCTAGGGTATCAACATTATTTAATCTGTCAAGAGGGAAAATAAATTAAATGGATTACAGAGCATACATAAGAAGAGGCAAGCAAGAACTCGAAGTCTTTGGACAGGTTTGGGATGACGGTTCTGGCTACTGGGATGAACACCAGTTCATTGTAGATCAAGAGCCAGAGTTTGCTATCACAGAACTATATGACAATGAAGATAGAGAGATCGTTAAGCTTACCACCTTGACACCTGAAGAAATACAGGTCATTTTAGATATGTTTACACAAGATTATTGGGATCAAATATTATGAGTAACTGGTTAAGCCATAAGGAATGTCCATATGAGGACTGTGGCAGCACAGATGCCTTCAGCTACAATACTGAGAGCTGCTCAGGCAGGTGTCATAGCTGCGAAAGAGTTTACCCTAGGACTAAAGACAGTAAGTTCGAGTGGGCAGAAGAAACATACCCTGTAATGGGGCAAGAGCAAAAGGATGGATGGGATATGAACCCACAACAAACGCAGATTAAACCTGTACCTACCGAGGTACTAACATCAGTGTACAGGTCAGTAAGATCAATAAGCAGAGAGACAATGCAGTTCTATGGTGTTAAGACATACCTTGACAGCAATGGTAAAGAAGTTAAGCAAGAGTACCCATACCCATCAGGTGGCATAAAGACTAGATTTTTCCCAAAAGAATTTAGAGCTACCAACCTTAAGTCAGATGAACTATTCGGTATGAACCATTGGAACGCAGGGTCAGGTAAGATTGTCACCATAACTGAGGGTGAACTAGATGCTATGTCAGCATACCAAATGTGTAACTCAGCTAAGTATTCATCAGCCTTTGTGTCACTACCATCAGCTACACCATCGAATAAACTTTGGACTAAAGCTGCAGATTGGTTAGGATCATTCGAGAAGATCATACTATCCATTGAACATGATGAACAAGGGAATGCTGTAGCACAAAGGATAGCTAACCTATACCCTAACAAAGTATACAGGGTACAACATGACAAATACAAAGATGCTAATGAGTTCCTAGAGGCAGGTGCTCGTAATGAATTTTATAATGCATGGTTCAATGCTAAGAAGTATACACCTGAGAACATAATCAATACATCAGATCAGTTCCTTAAGATGTACAACAATAGTGAGAGCCATGTGTATGTTGAGACAGGGGTACAAGAGTTCGATGACTTATGTATGGGTCTGATGCAGGGTCACTTCACCTTGTTCAAGGCACAGACAGGCATAGGTAAGACTGAGTTCATGAGATACTTAGAGTACCACATACTTACCAAGCACCCTGAGATAAGCATTGCAGCTTGGCATATGGAAGAGACAAAACTTAGATCACTACTTGGGTTGGTGTCATATGAACTAAAGGATAACCTGACACGTAAAGATTTGATAGCACAAGCAAGTGCTGAACAGAAAGTACATGATGCTATCATTAAGCTAACTAAAGATGAGAGACTATATCAGTTTTTCTTGAATGATGAGGATGATCCTATAGATATACTAGGACACATCAGGTATTTGTCACAAGCATGTGGTGTTCAGTATATATTCTTTGAACCTATCCAAGATATTGCAGCTAACATGGGTGGTGATGAAAGCAAAGAACAATTCCTAGCTGATCTATCTGTAAGGTTATCTAAGTTAGCTGCTGAGTTAGGCGTTGGTATTGTGACAATCGGACATACCAATGATGATGGTGCTGTTAAGTACTGCCGTATGATAGAGCAAAGAGCATCAGTTGTTGTTGAGTTACAACGAGATAAGATGTCAGAAGATATTGATGAAAGAAATACAACCAAGCTTCTTGTCACAAAGAACAGACCAGTTGGACCGACAGGATATGCAGGTCAGTTGACTTTCAATACAGATAGCTTTACTCTGTCAGAAAAATATGGAGAGTACTGATGCAAGAACTATTAGAATATGATCCTTTGGTATACATAACAGCCAGTATATATTTCTTGGGTGTTGTTAATCACTACGTGCTTATGAATACAATACACATAATACTCGAAGCACCAAGAGATTCCACAGCAATGCGTATTAAAGCTATCTTGTGGCCTTGGGAATTAACACTATGCTTGTGGGCTACATGGCAAGACAGGGATTACGAATGAAAATATTAGCAATGGACATTGAGACTGACGCATTGGATGCTACTAAGATACATGTCATCTGTGCTCAGGATGTTGACACCAATGAGAAGTACCAATTCCTTAATGTATGTACAGTACCTGAGGAAAGAGAAGCCTTCTTTCTACTTTGTCAACAGACAGATAAGTTTATATTTCACAATGGGATAGGCTTCGATGTTAAAGTAATCAACAGACTGTTACAACCTAACCTGATTAACCCAAGTGATGTCATTGACACATTGATCATGTCAAGACTTATAGACTACAGCATCAAAGGTGGTCACAGTCTCAAGGCATGGGGTCAAAGACTAGGTGAGTTTAAGATTGGGTTTGATCAGTTCGAAGTATTGACACAAGAGATGATTGACTATTGTCATCAGGATGTTGAGGTTACAGTTAGACTATACAATAAGTTTAAGTCTAGTATCTTTGACCCTGATCTACAGGATGCCATCAAGTGTGAACATGACATACAAATCTTATGTGAAGAGATGACAGATGCAGGGTTCTACTTCGAGAAAGATAAAGCTGAACACCTCTTGGATGAGGTTGAGCTACGCATGATAGAAT